GGCAATAATAAGGAAAGTGTAGGAATTGAACGATCAGCTTCTTAATTGATCGGTCGGAATCGCGATACGCCGAGACTAGAGATGAGAGAGCTGACACTGTCAGAGACAGAAGCAGAGGGTGGTCCAGTTTTGCGGTTGGATGGCAACTTCAGAGTTTTAAAGGTTCTGGCAGCAGAGACGTCGACTGATACCTTAGCATGTGTTGCAGAAAGCGAAATTACGTTTCTGGGGACCTCATGTGCATGTTGTTGGGCCAACTGCCAGGGTATGAGTTCCCGATCCAGGATAGGTATGAGGTACTCAAGAGATTGACCTGTGAACTGAGCGTAATAGGAGCGGGTACGCCCGGGTCGCAAAGCGCGCACACAATTGGCAGCACAATTGCTCTTGGTGTCAACGGTTACCACATGCGGTTTAATCTTTATCACTGAATACTTCCAGAAAAGGTCGGCATCCCTGATCGCGATCATCGTGTCAATCATCACGCTGATCTGAGATGATGTGTAATACGGGTAATGTATTTGGCAAGCTCTCAGCAAAAATTCAACCTCAGAATCCGAATAATCAGTGGCACGAGAGATGTAACTGGAGTACAGCACTTTGTTTGAAACGTTGGAATCGCTAAGCCTCGTAAAGTGTTTTAGGAAGGCTCGTACGGGATCCACCAGGTAGCGCTTGCCATCGTGAAAACGGCCTGCGTGGTAACCCACGACTCCATAGTCAATTGTCAATTTAACACTTGCTATACTTGGCAACGTGGCATTGGCGTGCGCGGCTAGATTTATTATGCGACCGTGAACGTCATCGCCCTTCTCGACGATAACCATAGTGTTGGCGTGCTGGTATCGGTTTGCGATCACGCACATTTCCATTACATCATTGCGAATGAGAGTAAACGGGTCCCCAGAGCCTAAATTGTAAGACACACTTGACTTAGTTGCGTCATTTCCCCTTGACCGAAAGGAATACCTCCGAGCATACGCCAAATACAACATGAGATGCTCCTCTGTGAGACCGCAATCGCGTGCGATTAGAATGAAAGCGTAAAGAAAGGCAGCCGTATGGGATGAATCTTGCTTAGACACGTCTGCTTGTACGTTTTTGGGCCCATTCATGTCATGGGCGACGCCTAACAGTTGCAGCTTGCGGGACAAAGCATCGTCAGACATGCCGTAGTCCAAAATCACGCCATCTCTCATTCTCTTGGCCAGGTTTAAATAAAGTTTCGGCTGTTCATTGGAGAAATAAGCATTGAACACCTTGGAATTGGCCAATATGGACTGCCCATAAGGTAGAGTGGCGGAGAAACCAGGCACGGCCTTGGCTTTGGTCTGAGTCTTAAACTCAGCGTCCACGGCCAAAGAGCGGGCTGTTTCGCCCAACGGGTCACCCACTGCTATTTGCTCTAGCGCGTGGACGTCGGTGGCAGCCAACCAAGATGCCTGTTTTTCCATATCAAGGATGGTTGCCGACGTTGAGTAAAAACACTCACGGAATCTTTTGTAAATTTTCACACCCTCAACAATGTCACTGTTTCCGAACTTCGAACTCTTGGTGGTTGCGACCTGTCTGTCGATAAGGTTCTTGAAGGAGTCAAAGCCAGAAGAGTTGACGTGTATAGCCGCCAACTTGCTGCTGCCGTCAATGTCATTACGCACGTCATCTCTTTGAACAGGCGGGCCAGGGGGCGAAAAACTGAAGGGGCGT